GTCCGACCACTCGAGCGCGAGAAGCTCGCCTATCCTCAGCCCCGTATACAGACAAAGCACCACGCCGAACATTTTGTCCGAACCGCCGTAAAGCGCCGCCTTCTCTATTTTCTTTTGTTCGGCAAGCGTGAAACAATCGATTTTTTTGTACGCAACCGTCGGTCGGCGCACGCCACGCGCAACGTTTACTCCTATAAGCCCGACATTCACCGCCGTTTTCAGCGAACTCTGCATAACCGTAATAACGGTGTTTACCGTACTCGCGGCGAGCCCTCCACGCGTTTTGCGGTTGCCGTCGCGCATGAGCCCGGCGACAAACGCCTGCAATTCCACCGAAGTAAGCTCACCGAGCTCCTTATTACCGAGCTCTTTCGCTATCCGCCTGTCGATAATCCTCGCGTAACAATCGCTCGTGCGCGGTTTCGCGAAGGGCATTATGTAGTTTTCGAGCCACACGCCCAGCCATTCCTTGTACTTCATACCTGTCTCCTTTTGAGTATATTTGAGGTATAAACTTGGGTTTGCTTGCGGTGATCTCGTCCGCTTCACCTTCCCAGTAGGTCTGCACACCGCCCCAACGAGAGCCGTTCGCGCGACTGTCTTCGTCAATGGCATTGATTTTCATTCCGTTTGCGTTGGTGCTGATAGGAATCTTCTTGACCTTGCTTGCGAGAATGCCCGTTTCATAGGTTCTCTTCAAGAGTTCGGTCACAAAGTCCTGCTGAACAAGGAAACCGCCATCCGAGGGAGTGCTTTCGTTAAGACCGCTTGCAGCTCTCGTAGTGAGTCTTTCGTCCACCTTACCGCCCGGCGTTGCCGCTCTGTATGCCGCCATGAGCTGTTCGCCGAAAGACGCAAATCTCTTTTCGTTGTCCTTGGCGGGAGTGGGTTTGACTTCGGGTTTCTCGGTCGAACGGTCTTCGGGTTCGATAGCAAGAAGTTTCTCCGCTCTGCCGATGCTTTCATCCCACGCACGGATTTCCTCTTCGTATTTATCGATGTCCTTCTGTTCATCTTCGGAGAGGAAACGGTCTTCGGCTTCCGCCTTGTTAAGCACCGCCATCGCTTTGAGTCTTGCGTCCTCTCTCTTTGCCTTCATTTCGAGAATTTTCTTCATATTCATCTGTTTTCCTCCGATTAAATGATTTTGAATTTTGCTTGCAGGTTCTTGAGTTTTTCCTGCTGTTTCGCCTTTTTAACTGCGTTTTCGGCATCTTCCGACATCTTTCGCTGTTCCGTCTTATACGCATCGTACTCTTGCATCGCACGAACACCGACATCAGTTGCCGTGTATGCAGGGAACGTTACGGGAGAGACGTCAAACAAGCGAACCTTTTTAAGTTCTCGCGTATCGATTCCGTCTTTGGATGACCATTCATCGTCTTCTACTACGAAACCTATTGACATCTGCGAGATGTCCCCACGGCGAATGCTCGTGGTGATATCCCTTGCCCAACTCGTATCTGGCGGAGTAATGCGGACACGGAGTCCCACATCGTCTTCTACGAGTTCAAGCGTTCCCGCTCTGTTTCTGCCGAGTACATAGTTTGGATCGTGATTGAACAGCGCACGGATATCGTCCCTGCCGATGCTCTCCGCAAATGCGCCCTTTCGCACTTTCTCTTTGAACGGGAAAATTCCGCCCAAGGTTTCAGACCACGAATCGAAAACGGCGGCGTGTCCTTCGATACACGTTCCGCCGTCACTTTCGTTTATTCTTATTTCCTTTAGCGGGAGCATTCGAAGTTCCTTTTTGTTCGTTTTCTTCTCCATCGCTACCTCCTTCGTCTGGATTGTTTTGTTTGTTCTGCTGACCGACCTGTGCCGACATCATCGAGCCGTTGACGAGGTAATCGTCACCGCCCTGTTCCGCCGGGACAAGGCTCATATCTTCAAGCCGCCTTATATCGTTGATAGACAACCACCCGTTTTGCCGTCCTATGGAATAGCCTTCCATTCGGGATTTGTAGTCACCGCGTAGCAGTCCGTCCACATTGAACTTGGCGAAATACAAAAGCCGTTCTTTCTCGTCAAGGAGTGAACGGCTTATCTCTTGTTCCCACCTTACAAGCCACGGCCGTATGGTGTGCTGAACAAACTCTATGGATTGATGTTCTATGTTGGAAAAGGTTGCCCTTTCAAGGTCACCAACAAGGTGCGGCGGAACACGGAAGATACGGCATATCTCGTTCACTTGGTATTTTCTCGTTTCTAAGAACTGTGCGTCTTCGGGTGCGATGCCTATGGTGTGGTACTTCATTCCTTCTTCAAGTACCGCCACCTTATGACTGTTCCGTGTCCCCTGATACACTTGATTCCAAGACTGTCGGAGTTTTTCGGGGTCTTTGAGTGTGCCGGGGTGTTCCAACACACCGCCCGGTCTTGCTCCGTTGCCGAAGAACTTCGCCCCGTACTCTTCCGTTGCCAAGGCGAGTCCGACCGCCTCTCTTGCTTGTGCTATGGGGCTCAAGCCTTTCACTCCGTCTATGGACATCGCTTTGATGTGGAAGATTTGGTCGGGGCGATAGACATAGGCTTTGTTGGTTATATCGTCCGAATAGGTGTACTTTATCTTACCTGTGGTGCTGTCGCGTTCCACTACCATTTGGTTTGGTTTCAAATACCACAGTTCGGTCGTATGCCCTTGCTTTCGGATGATTCTTGCGTATGCGTTACCCCACAAAAGGAGCGAAGTCATCATTGTTTCCCTAAACTCGAAACTCGTCATCTCTTCGTTTGGAAACTCATAAAGGCAAGAAAAAAGCGGATGTTGCTCCGCCATTTCGTTTTTGCCGTTCTTCCCCTTTTTGTATAGGTGCAATGGCAAGCTCGCTATTGTTTCCGCCAAGATCTTCACGCAAGCATAAACGGCGGAAGTTTGCATCGCCCGCATTTCGTCCACATTGATGCCGCTGTTGCTGTTGCCAATAAAGTCGACATCTACACCCCTGATGAACTCTTGCATTTCCTTTGACGGCGCTGTTCGTTTCTCTTTTCTGGGAGCATCTCTGCTCCGTCCGAATATTCCCATTTTACCTCCATAAATGCCGAACACCGCCTTGTTTTGGCGGTGTCCTTGCTGTTGTTGTGTATCGTTTATTTATTCGCTTTGGCGGCATTTTTGCCGAGTTCGTATGCTTCTTCGAGCATTGCCTTTATGCTCCACACACTCATTTCGATGAAGTCTTCGCTGTCGCTATTTCGGGTTTCGAGGTCACCTCTTTCTTCGATGCTGTATGAGTTCCTTTTTGCAATTTCGATGAGTTGTTTGTTCATGGTTCTCTACTTCCTTATGCCACCGTGATGTATCCGTTTTCGTCCATCGTGTATCCGATTTTGATGCCGTTTCTTTTCGCGTAGTCGACAAGGACTTCGATTGCAGTTCTGTAGTCTTTGACCGCGTCCGTGTATTTCACTTTGTTGTAGTGGTTATGGTCTCGCACCAGTGCGTTGAGCTTGTTTTTGCAGTAGTTGCGGATTTCCTTTTTCGTTTCCATTTTTATGCTCCTTTCGGCTGTTGCCCTTGCTTTGTTTTTGTACCTACAATATACCGTAAACACTTGAAAGAGCCCAGCAAAAACGCGCCCAAACACAAAGAATTAACAAAGAAAATCAAGCCTTTTAATCATAGATTTCGACGCCATCTCGGATATGTTTAACCTGCACTGCCGGACAGAGTTCCTTGTAGCGCCTGACTATGACATCGCAATACTTCGGTTCGAGTTCTATGGCACAGCACTTACGGTTCAGTTGCTCCGCCGCCACCAAGGTCGAGCCGCTACCGCCGAATGGTTCAAGCACGGTATCCCCTTCGTGGCTGCTGTTGTAGATGAGCTTTGCACAAAGGGTTATCGGCTTCATTGTCGGATGATCGGCAGACTTGGACGGCTTATTGTCAAGTATGACCGAAGTCGGCTGCTCGAACAATTTGTCGATAAAGTCCACAAGGTCGGCTTTACTCATCTTCCTTGCATTTAGCCTTACGTCTTCATAGACTGTTGAGAGCGTTCTGTCGTTGATGAAGTAATGCCCGGCACCCTCTTTCCATCCATATAGGATAGGCTCGTGTATCCACTGATAGTCCTGCCTTCCAAGTGTAAAGTGGTTCTTATACCACACAAGGGTTTGCGCGTATTTGAAACCCGCATTCACCATTGCTTTGATGAAGTTTACAGATTCTTTCGTGCTGTGGAACACATATACGGGTGCGCCTTTTTTTAGGTTTGCTTCCGCCGCCTTGTAAAAACTCAAAAGGAACTGATAGAACTCATCTTCGGAGAGATTGTCGTTGGCAATGTTTCTGTCTTTCCCGTTTATCGTTCCGCCATAGTCCACGTTGTAAGGCGGGTCGGTGACCATAACATCAGCATACTTGTCTTCCAATACCTTTGCCACATCTTCCTTTTGGGTGCAATCGCCGCAAAGCAGTCGGTGCTGTCCGAGTATCCATAGATCACCGCGTTTGGTCTTCGGTTCGGCAATCTCTTCAATAGCTGTTTCGGCATCGAAATCGTCTTCGTGGACATTCTCCATACTGCCGCTGCCGAACAGTTCCTGTGCTTCGGCAAGGTCAAAACCCGTGAGAGTGATATCATATCCGCTCCCGTCAAGGTCTTTCAAAAGGTTTGCCAATAGGTCGTTATCCCACTCGCCGCTGATTTTGTTCAGAGCGATGTTGAGTGCCTTTTCCTTCTTTTCGTCAAGGTCAACCACCACGCAGTCGACTTCTTCATAGCCAAGGTCTTTCATCACCTTTAGCCTTTGGTGACCGCCGACAACCGTTCCCGTTCGCTTGTTCCATATAACGGGTTCGACATAGCCGAACTCTTGAATACTTCGCTTGAGCTTCTCGTATTCGGCATCTCCCGGCCGCAAGTCCTTGCGCGGATTGTACTCGGCGGCTTTGAGTTCGTCCACCTTTCTTTTCTCTATTTCCATTCGTTCCTCCTGTTTTGGGTATGAAAAAACCGTTTGAATTGCTCCAAACGGTTCTTTCTTTTAGTTAGTCTTCATCGTCATCATCGCTGTCACCACGGCTATGCCAATACTCATCGTTATTGGGATTGCACTGGTTTGCGTGATTGTCTTGGTTTGCCCAGTAAGCAGAATTGTTAGGATTATGCTGATTGGCATAATCATCAAGTTGCCTTTGGCTGTGGGTATAACCAGATACTCCGCGTCCCTTGCTCATGTGTAGCACCTCCTTTTGAACCCATAATAAAAGCCACATACACTGCTGTGTGTAAGTGGCTTGGGTTCAAATCTATGGCACTACACACAACAAAACAAAGCAATCTTTCAATTGCCCTTGTTTGTATGGTGTAATGCATTTAACAATTTCGGAGGCACCTATGGCCTCTCTCCCACTTTCTCGATAACTTAACGAGAATTTCAACAGTTACCGATAGTTAAAAGGATTACTTGACTTTCAAAGAAGAAACGCTCAAATGAATCCGTAATGTATTGGATATATCTCGTTTAACCTTGCAAAAGTTCTTCATTCCTTGCGAGCAAGTCTTCTTTTACGCTGTCATTATATCAAATCTTTTAGATTTTTTCAAGCCTTTTTGCCCTAAATCACGATAATTCCGCGTTCATTATATACGCTATCGGTCGAGCCTTCGTTTCGAATTGCTCGGTCAAGCGCCATAACCGTTGCCACCGCTCCGTCTATTCGTTCGGTGGACTTTTCTTTGTCCATCTTGATGTTTCCTGCCGGGTCGGTGCGGACATACACGTTATCCATCATCCATCGGAGCGGAACATTCCCGCCGTGCGCTATTTTCTGCTCCAACACAAGTTTCATCAGTTCCTTTGTCGGCGGACTCATATCCTTAAAACCCTGACCGAATGGTACGACCGTGAACCCCATTCCTTCCAAGTTTTGCACCATCTGCACCGCTCCCCACCTATCGAACGCAATCTCTTTAATGTGGTATTTCGTGCCGAGATCTTCGATAAAGTTCTCGATGTATCCGTAGTGGATGACATTGCCCTCTGTGGCGATTACTTGCCCACGACCGAGCCAAGTGTCGTATGGAACGTGGTCGCGTCTTACTCGCAAATCTATCGTGTCTTCTGGTATCCAAAAGAACGGAAGAATGCTGTATTTATCGTCATCGGCTGTCGGTGGAAACACCAACACAAATGCTGTGATGTCGGTGCTTGACGAAAGGTCAAGTCCGCCATAGCACTCTCTGCCGAGAAGTTTCTCCGCATTTACCGCAAAATCGCATTTATCCCAAGCGTCCATCGGCATCCACCGCACGTTCTGCTTTACCCATTGATTGAGTCGCAGTTGTCTGAACAAGTTCTCTTCCGCGGGGTTCTCTTTTGCCGAGTTGAAAGCGGTTTTCAGTTTGTCTATATCAACCGTAACGCCGAGAGACGGGTTGGCTTTGTACCACACCTTTTCATCTCCCCAATCGTCATCGTCTTCTGCTCCGTATATGACCGGATAGAACGATTTGTCGTGCTTTCGTCCTTCTATAATGTCCTTTGCTTTGGAATGAACTTCCCAACATATCGAGTTGCGATCCGTCCCGGCTGTCGTTATCAAGAAGAAAAGCGGCTGCTTTCGTGCATCGCCAGAGCCGTGCAGCATAACATCGTATAATGCTCGGTTCGGCTGTGCGTGTAGCTCATCGAATATGACTCCGTGAACATTGAGTCCGTGTTTGGTATAGGACTCTGCCGAAAGCACCTGATAGAACGAGTTAAGCGGCAAATACACGAGCCGCTTTTGTGATATGATCGGCTTGATTCTCTTTTTTAGTGCCGGGCATTGCTCTACCATCTGACAAGCGACATCGAACACAATCGATGCCTGTTGCCTATCGGCTGCACAGCCATATACTTCAGCACCCCACTCGCCGTCACCCGCAAGGAGATAAAGAGCGACAGCGGCGGCGAGTTCGGATTTGCCTTGTTTCTTTGGTATTTCGACATAGGCTGTGTTGTATTGGCGGTATCCGTTTGGCTTTACGGTCCCGAACACATCCGATATAATCTTGGTTTGCCACGGCAACAAGTCGAAGTTCTTGCCGTGCCATTCCCCTTTGGTGTGCTTGAGCATATTGATGAAAGTGATTGCCCTTTGTGCAAGGTCAGGGTTGAACAGTTCGCCGTTTGGTTTTGTAATTATCTTACTCTCTACCATTCAACCTCCTAAAACGACAAGAAGAGAGACATTGCTATCTCTCTTCTCGAACACACAGTATGTTTTCTTTATTGTTTCTTTTTCCGCATTTCCGTATCTTCCAAGGCTCCCTTTAGATATAGCGGATCGAGCCCGCAGTCGTGATACCCTTCTTCTATCGTCCTGTAGTACGATGCGTTGGGATAATCGGGCAAGCCTCGGTTCATAATGTACACCATTGCGGTGACTTCCGTTCCGTCCGACATCGTCACTTTGATGTCTTCCTTTCGGTAAAGGTTCGGATACCCTTCGTATCTGTCGAGTGCTTTTTCGTCACTCGACTGAATCTCCCATACTCCGACGGGAACTTCCTTGCCGATCTCTGGCTCTATTGTTGCCACACATCGGAATGTCAGTTGGTAGTCCTTTATCGTACCGATACCGAACACCTTGGCTGTCGGACACCTACGAGCCATTTGCCGCAGGTTCAGGTTGCTGCCATAAGCCACATAAAGTCTTTTTTCCATAGTTTTTTTATCTCCTTTTATTCCGTAGAGTGGCTTATCCAGCCACTCTGTTCGGTCTTCCGTTTCTGAAGGCGATGTCACCATCAAGGCTTTCGAGTAGGAACTGTCTTGCCGTTTTGAATTCATCGCCTATCATTCCCATGCGGAGTAGCCAAGTCCGCATGGTGTATTTTTCGTTCGTGCTTGTAGTCTTCCTTGCGCTTGCCGCGTTTTGGGTCAGTGCTTGGTGGCTGATTGCAAGGCACAGTTGTATGTAGGTCTTTATCTTACCTGCGTGGGTTGTTCCGTTGAAGCATCTGAACTCTATGCCTTTGCCTTGCCATAGGCTGTGCAGGTTGAGTGCGTGGTAGCGACTGCTGTCGTAGTGCGAGGTTCTTCTTGATGCTCCGTTGTACCATAATCTTTCGATGCCCGATTCGGTTGTCGGTTTTCTGCGGTTCAGGTTTGCTACGAACCCCTCTTCCGTCTTCTTGCACCATCTCTCGGCACGGCTTCGGCTGACCGCCAAGGCTTTGAAGAGTATGTCTTCTTTCGCCGTCATGATGTTTACGAGATTGCGGAGTGTCTTTGCCGTGTGGTTTGTCGCATCGACATGCACGTGGATTCCGCAGCTCGCGTTCGCTATCGCTCCGTTCTTGCGGAGCAGTCTCACGATCTCTTGTAGGGTTTCGATGTCATCCCATCCGAGTATCGGTGTTACAAGCTCGCATTTGTACTCGTCTCCGAGTCGGTTTCCGTCCTTGTCTCTTGCATCGATGCTGCTGTCGTACATCGCCGTCCATTTTCTGCCGTCTCTATCGCGCACCGAGTATTTATTATACCCTGTGCCTTCATAAGTTGACGTTGTTCCGAAGTAGTCGGCGATGGCTTTTGCCGCATCTCTTCTCGTGATGCCCGTGAGTTCGATTTCGACTCCGAATCTTTGTGTTTTCATTACTGTGTGTTCTCCTTTTTCAGTGTGCTTTCCGCACCCCTGTTTTGTAACACAACAATACCGTAAAGGTTTGAAAGAGCCCAGCGAAAACGCGCCGAAACACAAAGAATTAACAAAGATTTTTGCGATTATTTGTAGGGGCTTTTAGAACGCTCCGTCAAGGTCGATAAGGTCTACTGTTTTACGGATTTCAGCGAGTGCTGCAGGGTAACTATTGCTCTTTTGCACCCGCTCCCACATATCGTTGTAGTCGTTGATTCTCCGCTCGTAGCGAAGCGCATCTCTTGTCTTGCCGAGTATGAAGTAAATGTTCCCTTCGGGACCTCGGCTATGGAATTCTATTCTTGGCTTGGTCATCGTAGCCACCTCCTTTCAAGTCAAACAAAATACCGTAAAGGCGATTGAAAGTCCAGTATAAATTTCGTTAATTTTGAAACTTTTCTCGCATTTTTCGAATTCGCCTTGAAACCTGTGCTTGACTCATTCCGAGGTCTCTTCCGATCTCAATTTGCCGCTTTCCGAGTTTCAGTCCGTTGATGATTTTCTTGTCGATAGGAGCCTGCTTTTCTTCAAAATCTTCGAGCATAATCCGTGTGATGAGTTCGTCTTCGCTCTGGCTTTCGTCCTCTATGATATCTGCCAAAGTGAGTTCTTTGCCATCGGCATCTCTTCCGACCGCCTCATATAGAGAAACTTCCCGTGGGAAATGCTTTTTTGTTTTGCGGATAAACATCAGCATTGCGTTCCGTATGCACATGGATGCGTATGTACTGAATCGGACACCCCTGCTTTCGTCAAAGGTGTCCGCCGCCTTGCATAGTCCGAGCATTCCCTCGGAGATGATGTCTTCCTTGTAGTTTTCCTTTATGGGACCGTCACCGATTTTTCCGTACATATGGTAGACGAGCCGCATATTGTCCGTGATGAGCTTATCCCTTGTTGACGGCATTGCTGATTTCCTCCGCTTTGTCTACGAGTTCCCAAGCAAGGAAGTCCTTTCCGAAATGTCCGCCTACTGCCGTCTGTGCATACACGGGTTTCTTAAGGTCGAGTTTCTCAATCGTTCCCGCCACCGAAAGGTCAAAGACCTTTTCGATTGCTTTCTTGATAAGAACTTCGCTAACCATTCCCGTGTAAAAGGTGTTGACGTCAATGCTTGTCGGTTTAGGAACACCGATAGCATAGGAAAGCGCGACTTCGCACTTCTCTGCAAGTTTCGATGCAACAACGTTCTTTGCAATGTATCTTGCGAGATATGCGCCGCTTCTATCTACCTTGCTTGCGTCCTTACCGCTCAACGCACCGCCACCATTATGAGCGATTCCGCCATAGGTATCAACCATCAGTTTTCGCCCGGTCAGCCCCGTATCCGCAACGAACCCGCCGATCACAAATCGACCTGACGGATTGACAAGGATTTCGGTCTTGGAAATGTCGTACTCCGCAAAAACGGGAGCGATTACTTTTTCCTTAATCTCCGCCGCCAGTTCATCGAGCGACTTGTCTTCTCGGTGCTGTGCCGACACGACAATGGACACGATTCGAGAGAACCTGTCCCCGTCATACTCGACCGACACCTGACTCTTTCCATCGGGCAAAAGTCCCGCTATAACACCATTAACGCGACATTCGGTGAGTCTATCGGTCAATCGGTGAGCGAGTTCAACCGGGAGCGGCATATAGTTTAAGGTTTCGTTTGACGCATAGCCATAGACGATGCCTTGGTCTCCTGCACCCTGTTCTTTCTTGCCGACCGCCCCCGCGATATCTGCGCTCTGTTTGTGAATACGGACTTCATATTCGATGTCGTTTGCATCGTAGCCGACTTCGGCAATCACGCATCTGGCAATGTACTCGTAGTCGACTTTCGCCTTGGTCGTAATCTCCCCGGCAATAAAGCATTTGTTATGGGCAAGCATTACCTCGCAAGCCACTCTGCTGTCTTCGTCCTGTTCCAGACACGCATCGAGAATGCTGTCCGCAATAAGGTCTGAAAGTTTGTCGGGGTGACCGCAAGTCACCGACTCCGCCGTGTAGATATGTTTAATCATTTTCGTTCTCCTCTGATAAAAATAAAGCCTTGAAGATTGACTCCAAGACTTGAACCACTATTCCGTTGCCCGCCTGCCTGTATTGCTGCGTTCCGCTTATCTTCGCCGCAACGATTTTGTCTATTTGTTCGTCTTTCCACCCCATAAGGCGGAGACATTCTCTCGGCGTGAGCTTGCGGATTCTCACATTTTCGGTGATTACTGCATTTCCGTCACCGCAAGTCAATGTATGCGCTACTCCGTTTCCCACTCGACCACGCTTGGTCTTGCTGCCGGGATATGTAATGTTGACATAATCGCCGGGACTTGCTTCTTCGTAGCCTTTCTTGTTTGCCACATTAACTTTGACCGGAGTTTCAAGTTTTAACACAGCCGAACTTCCGGACGGAGAGCTGCATTGCCCCGTAAGCGTTGGAGCAACGTCCTTTATCTCGGTCTTGTTGTATGCCACGAACATCTCCGGGACATACCCCTTTTCTTCGATAAATTCGTTATATCTTCGGCTTACATAGTCCGTTTTGTCTTCTTCAATCACGAGATTATCTTTTTGAACCGTTGTCAAAGCATTGCAAAGACCTTTTTCGTTGATTTCAAGTCTTTGTTCGGTCGGCACTCCCGGCGTTCTATCGGACGGATCTTCGGGGTTTCTTCCTCGCATAGCCCCCACCACGGGAAGAATTGCAGTTTTGAACCCTTCCGGGCGAGTAGTAAGAGTCGGACACACCCCGCTTTTATTCACTTTCTTATTGAATGCGTCTATCGTATCGCCTACTTCGCACTCGTTCTCTTTCAACGTTTCGAATGCTTGCTTATAAAAGCGTTCTTTCGGCTCGGCCGTGTCGATGATGATAGGAGTTTGCCCACCGCCTTTGCCCATCGCCTCTGTAAGTGTCGGACTAACACCATCGGTTCTCGGTGTTTGGTGCTTTTGCAGTCCCCCAAGCACGAAATCTTCGGCAATTTTAAGTTCGGTATTACCGCCTTGCTGACAATGCACGGTCGGAGCGATGCCGTTAGGTTCATACACACGCTTGCTGATATCGTGCATCTTATCCCACTTCTCGCCTACCACTTCTCCGACTTGGACGCATTGCGGTCCGCGCCAATCTCTTGCAAGCAGTGTATTTGCGAGTCCGTCACCGGGACGAATGCTGTCCCTTCGACTGTTAAAAGTTGAATGTAGAATGCTTCGTATCGTGCTTTCCTTGAGATAAAACTTCTCATCGACCTTTTCGTCAATCAAATCTCGCAAACGAATAGTCAATTCCTTGGGTTTCGGAAACACAAAGGGCTCGTGTTCGCCCCTGATAGATACGCAGAAAACTCGTTCTCGGTTCTGCGGGATGCCGTAGTCCTTGGCATTCAACACTTTCCAATAGTTCGTGTAGCCGAGTTCGGAGAGAAAGTCGAGCCATTTATCGAAGTCCGCTTTGAACTTCTTGCTGACAAGGTTCTTGACGTTCTCAAGCAATAGGTATTTCGGGAGCGTTCCCTTTTCCGATGCAACACGCAATAATCGCTCGACTTCAAACAGCAAGCCGCTGCGAGTTCCTTCCTTAATGCCCGCACCCTTACCTGCGACCGATATGTCTTGGCACGGGAACGAATAAGTCCAAAGGTCAGCATCCGGGAGTTCTTCTATCTTGCGGATATCTCCGAGATTGTTGGCTTTGCCGTGCATTGCTTCGTAACTCTGAATGGCATACTTGTCTATCTCGCTTATCGCCACGACTTTATGTGCAATGCCGATATTCGTTAATGCCTGCGTTTGCGAACCGATACCTGCGAACAGTTCAATCAGTCGCAACGGATTTTCGGCTGTGTATTCCGTCATGCTTTACCCCCTAATAGTTTTTCCATAATGTCATCGTTCGGGTTCGTTTCGTCCCACTTCGACAGTTTGCTTTCTCTTACCACGATGTAGATTTTGCTCCACACTTCGTTGGTTTGTTTGAGATACTGCTGTGCCATACCCACGAATGGGGACGGCATCGGCTTGCCGTTCTGGTCTTTTACGAGCAGTCCGTGCTTGGTGTTCATATCTTCGCATTCAAGCCATCTCGCTTTGCAAAATGCGTACTCTTCCAAGTTGTACGGCAGTATCCCTTGCGTGCACCCGATGCTTTTCAGCCATGCATACACGGTCTTGTATATCTCTTTTGCTTTGGCTGATAAATAAGAAGGCGGTTCGCTCGGCAGTTCCAGTCCATTGTCGGTTGTGAAGTTCACAACTTCTATCGGACGCTTGCCGGGATTGCCTTCCAGTATCTTTTGCGTGACCGCTTTCTTCGGTCTTCCCGCGCCCGGTCTTGCTCCACCGCTTGCCATACTGCCTCCCTTTTGAATTTTGATTTTCTTTTGATTATTTTGATTTCCCGCGAAATCAAAAAGGACGGTTGCCCGTCCTTCAATACTTCGTATTGGTTTTGATTTCTTTGATTTTTCCGTTTGATTTTTGATTTCGCGTTTTTTCGCGTTGGACTGCGGCCCCGCTCTTGGGGTGGAAATCGCCAGATTTTCGACATCCCCCTCCCCGGCTGTCAGTCGTAGTCTCTCGGCCTCGGTTTCCACCTTGAACCTTCCTGTGCGCTCTTGCGTGAGTGACACGACCAACACAGGCTTTGCAGGTTGCTCGGCGCGAACCGCTCGCCGCCTTGCTTGATGGGAACGATATGGTCTACCATTGTCGCTCTCGTTCTTTTACCCGCTTTCAAACACTCCGCACAAAACGGGTGCTGATTGAGTTGCTGCTTCCTCGCGTGCAACCATTCGGGTGTCTTGTAAAAGTTCTTCGTGAAGTTATCTCGTCCGTACTCGTTGTATTGCTTGTCTACGAGTCGCTTGTGTTCTTCGCAGTATTGCCCGTCTACAAGCTTGGGACATCCGGGATAACTACACGGACGTTTTGGTTTTCTTGGCATATTTATCTCCTGCCTACACTCTTATTATATCTGCCGTTTGTCGCGTTTTGGCGGTTTTTGGCTCGGTTGTGTCGCTTTTTATAACTCGGCTAAACAGTCGCTTATAATGGCTATCGCTTTATCTCTTCTTCTGGCGATTGCATCGCGTCCCAAGAAGAACCGCTTGCTCATCTCTCGCAAGGACATCTTTTGCAGATAATACTTGCGGATGATCTCGTCCAGCCCGTTCGGAAGTCCTGCAATACAGTCTTCAATTGCCGTGATACATACGAGTGTCCTATCTTCGGTCAAGCCTTGTTTTTTCTTGTATTCCGCTATGGCTTTCTTGGCCGTATAGTTCTCCAAGTATTCCTTGATTTCAGTCGTTGTCATTGCAGTAGTCCTCCATTTCCTTTCGTCTTTTTTCTTCTCTTACTCTTTCGTCCCAAACCCAATCGCCGCTTTCTTTGGGGTCGATCTTGCTTTTCAGCCAACTTCGTATCTGTCCGCAGTCTTCCAAGTTCTCGTTCCAATCGTCTTCGAAACAGACTCCGCACAAATCCCACATTTGCATCGTTCCGAACTTTTGCCCCTTATAAAAGAACAGCAAAAGCATTTTATCGGCGGTTTCGTCATAGTACTTCCACTTGTAGTAATATTCCCAAAGTGTGCGACCGCCGTCATATCGGGTTTCTATGTAATTTTCACAAGCCTCTTTTATGTCGGCTTTCGGCATCGGCAGTCCGAGTATTTCCTCGTAATCGAATTCCGCCTCTTCCGTTATCACCACTTTGTTGATATTTGCCATACTACTCCTTTTCAAACGCTTGGATTACCGCTTTTACCTCGCCTACGCTTTTTACGACTACCGCATATCCACCCGCTTTCAATATCTGCCGAATCGTTTGCTGTTGCAGTGCCGTTGCCGTGTTTTTACCTACCTTGCATTCCAGTCCGATGAATCTGCCCTTATAACAGACAATCAAATCTGGAATACCCGCCGTTCCATACATCCCGCCGTGTTCCTTCCAAAAGAACAAGTTTGGGACTGTTTTCAAATAATTGCTTATCGCTTTTATCAGGTCGCTTTCCTTCACTTTTTTCGCTCCTATATAAAACCACCTGTCACAACCGTCACACCTGTCACTAAATGACACTTTACCAGTGTGACAGTAACCCCTCTACTGGAAATCTTATTTTTGTGACGGATGTGACGGTTGTGACGGAGTGACAGTAGTGACGGATAGTGTTGTGTGAGAACTGTTTTCCCGTCACTTGCCGTCACTTTGCAGTCATTATCCGTCATTCTTATCAGGTCGAAATCGACCAGTTTAACCGTATCAGTCTTCCGAATCATCGAATATCGCCCGCTGATATGTCGGCTTATAAGCCTGCCTTTTACCGAAATAATGCACTCTGCTCGAACCGCTCCGTTTCATTGAGTGTTCGATGCCGTCATAGTAGAGCTGCGTTTCAATGTTCGTTATCTCTTTGCCGAGTGCGGCCGTTGAGTAAATGCACGGACTTCCCGTCACATCGTACACAGCCTTGATTAAGTCGGTTGCAGTGCCTTTCCACCCCATCGGATACTGTTTTAAGAGGTCTTTGACCGTTTTTACGATAGGATTGTTCTCGTACTCACGCTTTTTGCGTTTCCGCTCTTCTTCCTCTGCCGTTCCGACCATTTCCCATCGATACTTCGTTTCATCGAAATGCACCACGACGTCTTGCTGCCGAATATCTCGTCCCGTCATAAACAGCACGGCGTTTTCGTCTTGCCGCTTTTTCTTGTAGATGATGAATATCGTGTCGCATACGCCCATGATGCCGTTCGAACCCGAAATCATATTGAACACGTCATTTTCGTCCGCCATCTTTCGCAAATGGTGAATGAGAAAAATGCAGATTCGTTTGTTATCGGCATACTCTTTCAATGCTCCGAGTTCTCGGTAGTCCGTTGCGTAGGCGATTTCGTCTTTCTTCGCCGAACCCCTCACCTTTTGTAAGGTGTCGATGATAATCAGTTTTATGTCCGGGTGTTCTTCGAACTCTTCATCCAACTGCTTGATAAGTCCGCCGTCCAAGCCGTTCGCCTTAATGGACAAGTAGAAATTGCTCGGTGCTTTCCCGCCGTCAAGCACTTTGTTGAGTCGGTCTTTCAGACGGAAAATACCGTCTTCGAGAGCGAGATACAGACACCCTGCCTGATTGCTTGCATAGTCCAAGAACTCTTTTCCACGGCTTATCGCCAAGCACATCTGCATAGCCATCCAAGACTTTCCGACCTTGGACGAAGCACACAATATCGCCAAGCCTTGCGGCAATACATCCGGGATTAACCATTCTGGTGGATCAATTTTTGCCGTTTGCAGGTCGCTTGCCGCTATGCTCGCCACACCGCGTTTATAGACTTTCCGAACTTCTCTCTTTGCCGCCACCACCGCTGCTTTGAGTTCTTCGGGGTTCGACATCAATAGTTCGTTCGGGTCTTTCTTGCTCCCCGCAACGTTGAATACTATGTATGGTATCTTCGCCGCTTGAAGTTCCTTTTCAAGTGATGCGGATGCCTTTTGCCCCGGTTCGTCATTGTCCAAGCACAGCACAAGCGGAGCGTTTGGCTTTTTCGCCTTTACTTCCTTGACGAGCTTGTTTGCTCCGCCGACACCGCAAAGCGACACCGAGACGCCGCCGCATTGCATAATAGACAAGGCACAGAGCGGACTCTCCACGATAAAGACAGGCTCTTTGCTCGTTCCCCACAATGCTTTGCGATTGAACAGCGGCTCCGCTCCAGCCTCTTCGTTTGTCGGTTTATAGAACTTTTTGTCGGATATGCTCCGAGTTTGGTAGTATCGTAGTTCCGATGAATACGGCAACACGATTGCGTTTCTCTTCGCGTCATAGCCAAGGCAGTATTTCTTCACCGTTTCCTTGGTCAGTCCACGCTTTTGAAAATAAACGGTCTTGTCTGCGTCTCTAATGCACGCTTTTAGGTAGTCCTTGATGCTCGTCCGCTTGGTGCAATCGTCCACATCGATATGGAACATCTCGGCAAGGAGTTTCGCCGCCTCTAATGGCTCTACTTCTTTCATCTTTGACGCAAAGGTTATGACGTCACCCGTTTCCCCGCAGCCAAAGCAAGTGAAGATGTTGTTCTTGCGGTCTATCGAAAACGATGGAGTTTTTTCCCTATGAAACGGACACAGACCTTTATCTCTGCTATTCAATTTGATGCCGAATGCTTCGACCGCATCGGCTATTTTAACTTGGTCTTTGACCTTCTCGAAAATGTCCGTCATCGTTCCTCCGTTTTGGGTTTCCGGGCGGCGGACTTTTACCGCCACCCATCGCCCGTCTTTTCTTATTCTTCGTCAAGCGCCGTGACCTTGGTTGCCATTGCCTTGACCTGTTCTGCCAAAGGAAGTACATTTTTGAGTTCTTCCTCGGTCAAGTTTCGGTCTACTGCGAACACCGCCTGCGAGTAGTTGATACCGCCGCTGTTCTGTGCCTTTTTCAGCGTGAACTTGGTGACTACGCTCACGGTTTTCTTTCCTTTGGAAAGAAGTCGCATCACATACTTACTGAACTCGGCAAGACTGCCCGTGGGGAGCGAGAGAATAATCGGCAGAGCCTCGCCCTCACGAAGAAGGTAGATTCTTCTCTTCTGCTTGCACGCTTTTGCCCCGTTCTTACCGCTGCCGAACTTATTGAACTCACAGTCGGCGCACTGCTTGATTTCGCCGCTTTCCGCTTCGATCCCGATGCGTCCGTCCATCGAGCCGCAGTCAGGCGGATTGTTGCCGCCCGTGTACTCTTCCTTGTAGTAACACGAGATGGGATGATGATAGAGAATCACCGCTTTGAACTCTTTCACCGAATCGGGGCTGTCGGGGTCATCGCCCGGCACTTCGTATGCAAGACCGCCACCTGCCGGGATTTTGATTCTCTCGAATGCGGGAGTCAGCCCGTCCAGTTCCTCTGCGAAGATCTCGCCAAGGTCTGCGCTTGCTCCGTAAGTAAGTGCCATGTCTTCTTTCTTTACGATTTCGTTTGCCATTGTGTTTTCGTCTCCTTAAATTAATATTTTTTCGATTTGGCAACGCGGATACTGTTCTTCTCCGCGATTTTTATGAGCCCGTCCAACCATTCCGGGAGTATGCCCTCGTTCGATGCAATAAGTTCCTTGACCGTTGCCGAAAGGGTTTGGCTGTTGATAGTGAACAAATCTTCGAAGCCGTTTTTCTTCATAGCTTCCCAAAGTTCGCCTTTCCTTTCGGGTTCTGGTGCCGGATACTCTTGCGTGACGAGCGAGAACATCGTTCCGTTACGATTGAACGAAGTCAACTCTTCCGTGGTCATCAAATCAATCATTTCGGTTGTTACCCCGTCAATCTCTTCGTTGATGCCCTTGACCTCTCTTTCGAGGTCGCTCTTCTGCGTCCGCAGTTCCTTTAGTCTGTCGGACAGTTCCAATAATTTCGTATTCACCTTGTACCTCCTGTTTTGTTTGATAGCCTTTTCAAGCGGAATACCTTTCTTCATTCGAGACGCGACCGTGCTGCGAGATACCCCGTATATTCTGCAAATTTCCGCAAGCGTGAACACTTTCCCGTACATCACATATCGTTTCGTTCGACTCGTGTTGCTGTTCTGCCTGCATTTAGGTATCCATTTACAGTTATTCGGGCAATAATCTCCGTCATTGTCGATACGCTCTATCGTCAGACCATCTTTGTATCCGTGCGACATTGCCCAGTAGAAGAAAGTCTCAAAATCTTCCCACTCGGCACACACGCTCACGCCCTTTGCGCCGTAATACTTGAAGTCTTTGCTCTTTGGATTGGTGCATCGCTGTTTCATATTCGCCCATATCCTATGGAGCCGCAGTTCTCCGTTCGGCATCGCCTTTTGCATCCTGCGGTAACATCCGCACGACATCGTGTGGCCATTGACAAGGTCAGTTCCCCGTACTATCGCCGTTCCACCACACTCGCACTTGCACGCCCACATCAATGCCGAGTTCTTCCCGTGCGGCGGCAATGGCTCTAATGCCGTAAGCCTGCCAAACTGTCTTCCCGTTAAGTCCTTATACTTTCCCATGTAGTAACGTCCTCCAATCATCAACCATCAATTTGGCAATATCGCCTTTGTGCTTGAGCGCATTCATTATCTTTTCGTCCACCATGTTCTTCGCCACGAGGTGAATATACAGACACTTCACTTTCTGACCGATTCGGCGAATTCTTGCTCGGCTCTGCTCATAGTTCGCATAGGAAAAGTCCAACGAATAGAAGACAGCCACGCTTGCCGCCGTCAGAGTTAGTCCCATTCCCGTGGTTTGCAGTTGTCCTACGAACACCTTCACATCGGGGTCTTCTTGGAAGTCTTTCACTTGCTCCGCTCTGTCCTTCGTTGCGCCGTAAATCAACCTATAGCCCAACTTTTTCTTTTCGAGCATTGCTTTTATGGCTTCAATTTCCGGGACAAATCGTGCGAACACGACAACCTTTTTGTCTTCTTCCATGCAACTGTCGATGATATCTTCGAGAGCCTCTATTTTTGCCGTGCTGATGGTCTGCGGCGCGGCGGTTGCATCGTCACGGATAAACCCGCCCGTGCATTGCGACAGTCTTAACAGTTGCGTCAAGATGTTCCTTGCGGTCACTTCCGCATCGGCGGAGAGCTGTGCGTAGCAGTCCTCTTCTATCATCCGATACACCGCTTCGGCTTTCGGTTCGAGTTTTATAGTTCGCACTTCGTCTATGAACGGCGGCAAGTCGACCGCGTCCTGTATCTTGATTCGGAACGCAATCTTATGTACCTTTTCCACGAGTTCCGGGAGATGATTGTATCCAACGATTTGGTGGTTCTGGTAGCCTCCCATCACGGCATAGCGATTGCGGAATAAGTAGTAGGACGGTCCGAGTATCTCTTCGTCCAAGAACTTATACTGCGAGAAGAAGTCAAGCGGATTGTTCGTGACGGGAGTTCCCGTTAGTATGACGTTGAACTTGGTCTTCTTTCCAAGTTTATGCAGCGCCTTGGACTGCGCCGTTGCCGGGTTCTTAATCTTGGACGATTCATCGCACACGATCATGTCGGGGTTCCACTTTCCTATCTCCGTTTCGAGCCGCCAAGCCGATTCGTAATTCACGACTATGACCTGCAATGCCGAGCCGTTCATATACCCGAACGCCGCTTTTTTCTTGGCTATCGAGCCGTCCAAAATTGTCAGCGCATACCGATAATCCGCGAACTTTTGGAACTCTTCTTCCCACACGCCGACTATGGACTTCGGTGACACAACAAGCACTTTACCGATACGCTTTTGACTGTTTAACGCCCCTATTAGCGCAATAGTCGTGATTGTCTTGCCCGTTCCCATATCCATTAGGAACGCTACCGCTTTGCCCGTATCGAACTGTTTTAGCGCGAAGTTGTATGCCTTTACTTGGTGGCTGTAAAGACTGCCTTTAATCGGCGGTTTTATGGTCGGCTCTGCATTTCCTTTGGTTTCCGTGCTATCTGCCGTCAAAGCCTGTAATTCTTCGTCAAGCGTTGCTCCGAGCAGTCCGAGCGTTGCCACATTTTCTTTCGTGAGAGGGACTACCCAACACTTATCGTCCGCATCGTAGAACCTGTCTTGCATATCCTTAATGCTTCCTCGATATGCGAATGAATCGTAGATGCGTATGGTTTCGTTAGATCGGACAGCGTACATTCATTCCCTCCCAGTCGATAACCTTGACCATCTTCTCCGCGCCGAATGCGTTCATCATTCGTTCGCTCTGTTCATAGTTGAACGGAAGACCGCCGAGCAGTATTGCCGCAAGTTCCGCTCTGCTGATTTCGAACTCGATACAGAACAGCGACAGACTTCCGCATTCGTTCTTTACCATTCGGATAAATTTCTTTGTATTTACTTTCACTTATTACCTCTCTTCGGCTCTTTGAATGTCTTGAGAATGCCTTTCATCATTTCCAAGTCTTCTCCCGTGAGCCCTTCTGCGATTCTTTCAAGAAACTCGGATTGTTTTTGGGAGAAATACTTTTTCCCCAGTCGGTATCCATCGGCTATGTACACGCCACCACCATGTCCTTGCACCGTGTAGACCGGGTAAGATAAGGAAAGCGTCAGAATGTCTTGGCGAATCGTCCATTCCGAAACGCCGAACTCGAATGCCAAGTTTGCTACTTGTTCGCGTCTTCTCTCGCATAAGGCTTCTAATATCGCCATGCGTCGCTCATTCGCTTTCACTTATCTCACCTCCCTTGCTCTTGACGGCTGTATTCTAAAGGTCAAACCGTTGGGTTTTCCTACGGTTTGAAAAATTAATTTCAATTTTTTTGAATTTGTTTTGGAGAAAATAAAAAGGCCACCGACAGACTACTCTCCTATTCGGATTTCGTTTGTCGGTGGCCTCTCAATACTGGTTTAACCTACCGCTTTAATGCGATTAAGATGTCTTGGTTTTACATTGTCCCTGTTTCAGACCGACCAAGTTCTTTTCGCAAGTTTATTTAGTTAGAGCGTAACAGTTCTTGCCCTTGCGGTGCGAACACGTCTACTTGGACGTGACGCCTACTGATTGGCTTTGATACAGTTACCGTGCCGCAGTGCGGACACTTTATTCGCGTAAGACCGTCTTCGCCTTGAAAGCCTACTATGATATTTCGGCAGTTCAGGCACACCCATTGTATGGGAACATCGCCATCTTTAAAGTGCATAGTTGTTAGATTGCCTCCTTTCTCCCTGTGATACCTCGGTTTCGTATTTTTTCTACTGCTTTTGTGCGGTTGGGACTTCCTACACAGAAGTAGAAAAGCCGTTGTATCTTCTGTTATTATCTCACTTAACAAAACGGGGCGGATTTGTTAAGATCAATGATTATTTAAGGCTGCGATGAGCGTTCGGCTATCGTATATCGGTATCCGTTTCGGCTTTTTGAAACGCGGAATCTCTATTTCACTCCCGCATTTATCGCAGACGAACTTTCCCTCGGTTTCTTCGAGGTACATATCTTTGTTTAGTTTCCCGCATACGGGACATTTTGCGTCATACAGCATTTTCTTCACGCTCCATTTGCGCTTGGATTTCCAAACCTTTATCGCTGATGTGAATGAGTTCCGTGAAGTTTCCGTTCTTGTAGAACTTCCACTCGCTCTCGGATTCACACCTCGGACAGGTAGTTTTTGCTGTTTTTCTGTATTCGAACTCTATATTTAACTTTTGACCGCATATTCCGCAGTACTTTTCTGTTTGCATTTTTGCTCCTCCCGGCTTGGCTACACCAAGTCCCTGTCTATGCCATAGATATCGTCAAAGTACACCTTGCCGTTCCCTATGACTATGTACTTAAAAATCGTATTGATTTCCTTCACGGCTCCTATGACCTTTACATAGTAACCATCTTGGTAGCAAGTGAGTGAGATTCTGTCCCCTCTTTGAACTTTCGACAATTTATCCGATATTTCGCTATCCAGTTCTTCCGAGTGTTCTCCACGCTCTACCTTGCCGAGGTCGTATTCCTTTTTCGCAAGAGCTTCTCGCAGTCCGTTTAACGCATCGAACGGCGCAAACTGCTTGGCCCTGTCTTGTCTATTCATCATTGCCGCTGTTATGTCCTCCGATGAGTTTATTTCGCATAATAAGGGTTGCGCCCTCTTGCAAGTCCGATGCCATTAATAAAGCATTCTTTCCGAACTTCGACTGCAACTCAAGCGTTGCTCTGGCAAGTCGCTTTTGTCGTTCGACTTCTTCCCAGTCCGTGAAAAGGTCATACCCTTCGCACCCTTCATCGCATATTCCGTCAAAGCCGATACTTACCCTGCGTATCAACGAGTTCCTGTCCGTTGATTGTTCGAACACTCTCATTGCGCTCGGCATTATCTTTTTCGGGAGATTTGTGGATGCTCCGATCTTCACTCTTCCACTTGTCGGCGCGTGACAGTCCTTGGAGTATCCGATAGTGACCGTGATGTGGCTTGCGATTACCTTTCGCCGCATTAGTTCCAAACAACCGCTCCGCACCATCTCTTCAACGACAATCTTCGCCTTGTCGAAAGTGTAGTCCGAGAACAGCACCTGCGATGACGAGACCGACTTGCTCTTGCTTTTGTAATTCTTGATGTCGGACATAAGGCAGGACTCCCTCCCCCATGAATGATCTATAAGCAATTCGGCATTGATTCCGAAGTCCTTATAGAGTATCTCCGAGGGATAGTTTGCGATTCCCGCCATATCCACTATTCCGCGCCGTTCGAGCCTACGGACCGTTCCCGTGGAAATTCCCCAAAAGTCGGTCAGCGGTCTGTGATGCCACAGCGTTTCTCGGAAAAGCTCTTCGTTCAAGTATCCCATATGGTCAGGGACTTTCTTTGCCGTGATGTCAAGAGCGATTTTGGCAAGGTATAGGTTTGTTCCTATCCCCGCCGTTGCCGGGATATGCAGTTTCTCCGCTATCTCGTCTATCAGCATCTTGGCGAACTCTTTGGGTGTTTTGTGGTACATCGGCAAGTAGTCAGTCGCGTCAATAAACGACTCGTCAATCGAGTACACGTGGATGTCTTGCTTATCAATGTATTGCAGATAAATTCCGTATATCTCGGCTGCGTAGTCGATGTATTTTTGCATACGCGGCATTGCCGTTATGTACTGAATGCCCTTCGGTATCTCGTACCGTCTACACCTGTTTCGGACACCCAAAGACTTCATTTTCGGTGTTATAGCCAGACATATCGTTCCGTTACCTCGGCTTTCGTCTGCGACAATGAGATTGGTTTCGAAAGGGTTCAAACCTCTCTCCGCACACTCAACCGATGCAAAAAACGACTTCATATCGATGCAGAAGTAGGTGCGCTCTTTCATAGAATTACAAGTCCTTGATTACCTTAATAGCAACACCTTGTATCATGCACTCGCTTACGATGATGTCCTTCATTCGTTTATTCTCCGGGTGCAAAATAATTCTTCTGTTTGCCGGGTCTGGGCGATAGCGTTTCAGCGTTACTTCGTTGTCCACAAGTGCGACTACGATGTCGTTGTACTCTGCACTCTCTTGCTGTTTCACAAGCACAAGGTCTCCGTCATTGATGCCGACATCAATCATCGAGTTACCGCAAGCAGTCAGTAAGAAACACTTTTTCGCGTTTCCGACAAACGATGCCGGGAGTCTGACATATCCGTCTATGCACTCGTACTCTTCCGTCAGCGGTCCGCAAGGAACGTATCCGAGCTTCGGCACTGCCACCACCGATGTTTCGGTGGCTCTTGTGACGTCCGTTTGGTATCCGTTTTCCGTGAATTCCAAGAGCCCTTGCTCTTTAAGGTCTTCAATGTAAATCGGGACATTGCTCTTGCTGCACCCCACGTTCTCGGCGATACAACGGATCGTTGGACTTGTTCCATATTGACCGTAGTATTCCTCTATGAAGTGCTTAATCTTGTCTCTTAAGTTTGGTTTCTTCGTTTGCATTCGTGATGGCCCTCACTTTTTCAATAACGGACAACTTGTCCGTTTTTGATGTCTCTATTATATCCATTTTCACTTTCACTGTCAAGGGGTTGAAAGGCATAAAATACAGGGTGTGCAATAATACGCACACCCCTAAAAAAAGTTGGCATAAATAAAAAAAGGCAGCCTTGCCGACTGCCTACTCTAATCTATGATATTTTCCGTACTGAATAGCGGACTATTGAAGAACTCCACAATCTCAATGCCTAACCCTTGGCACAATTCAAAAAGGATTCGGACATTGACAGCCGTATTCCGCTTATACTTGATGTCCCCTATCGTTGTTTGATTCACACCCGTTAGCATCGAAAGGCGGTATGCGGTCAAATGCTTCTCTTCCATCAGTTCTGTCAATCTCGCTGACAGTGCTTCTGCTATTGTCATGACTGCACCTCCTTTACTAAACTTCGGCTCTGTAATAGTATAAACTTTTTATTCCGTAAAATACTGTGCGTAGGTTTAGTAGTGCTTGATTTTCGCCCAGTATTTTGGTATAATAGGTGCGGAAAGGAAGAAATTATGAAGACTGTTTGCGTTACCGGGCATCGTCCCGCAAAGTTGCCTTGGGGCTATAAAAAAGAAGGACCCGAATACGAAGAGTATATCGAGTCCCTTGCTTGTACTATTGCTGATTATCTTGAAAATGGCTATGACCATTTTATTACTGGTATGGCGCTCGGCGTCGATATGGACTTTGCCGAAACCGTCATTCAATTTAGGGAGCATTACGACCTTGACGTTAAGTTGGAATGCGCTATCCCCTGCCCAAATCAAACTCTGAAATGGTCTCCCACCGAAACCGCCCGCTATAAAGAAATACTCGAAAAAGCCGACAAGGTCACGATGGTCAATGACCACTACTTCCGTGCCTGTATGCTCGTGCGGAATGATTATATGGTAGATCACTCCAACACAGTCCTTGCCGTTTGGAATGGTGAGCAGTCTGGCGGCACTTGGCACACAATTCAGTATGCCAAAGCCAAAGGCAAGCAAGTCGACATCATAAAAGTCGACCAAAAATAAAGATAACGCGCTATCTGGGATTGTCCCAAACAGCGCGTTTTTATTTTACTTGGCTAAATAATACTTTTTATCGCCTCGAACAACAATTTCGACATCTTCCGCAAACGGATTGTCCATATCATAGGAAAGTTGTTGCATCTCGGCAGTTTGGCTTTTAATTAAGCCCACCGTTTCTTTATCGAGCGATTTATACATCCACTCTTCTTTTATTGCGGTTATCGGTTTCTCCAATAACTTTGCAAAAAATCCTGTATTCTTACGCCTTTCTTCATCAATGTCAATCTGCAAATGCTCGCATTGCGATTTGTGCCAAGAAAGAATTTCCGTATGAATCTCGTCCAACTTTTTGGTATGTATCCCAAATGAACCATAGCAATGCTCTTTTGTCTTTGCACCCATGCTCAATGCGAAGTCCAACTCATTGATTTGGGCAAGCACTTGGATAAGGATGGACTGGTAACGACTCCACTTCTCTATCTTCTTGATTGCCGAAACATAACTATCATAGGTCGACTGTTCCGTCCCCAAGATCGTTTCGATCTCAGCCTCCGCTTGATTTAGTAACGTCTGGCAATCTTTCCGAAGATCTTGAATGTTATCCAATTCACGAAGTCGCAGTTCTTCGTTGGCTATGGTATCCATTTGGAATTTTGAAATATTGTAAACCGACTCAATAAGCGATGCCGCTTGGCTCCTATACTGAATATCAAGGGTTGACGCTATTCCTTTTAATTCATCCGATATTGCGCCAATCTTCGAGTCGATTTGTTGCATATAGTATTGCCCAACAATAATCGATGCTACACTAAACACGGTTGCCCCAACGTTCGCCACTTTACCGAGTTCGGACGGTGCAACTTCTAATAGGTTTGCGTGTTCGGCAATGCCATTCTTTCCCATAGTCATGGCTCTTTTCGCCCCGGCAATGGAATGAGAATCTACCAGTTGCCCGCCGTTCTTCAAAACAACCTTATATAGAGTTTCCCCCGTACTTCCCACTGCTTTGGCGACGTTTGTCCCTGCAACACTCGCCGCGGGGATAATCGCATCTATACGAGCCAACACGGAAGGTTCTTTGATTTCAACTAAATGTCCCTGCGTTTCATCGAATGTTGTCGGAAGAGACTCCAATACAACTTCCAAGTCCGTATCCGCATCGTTTATCGCCAACGATTGCGTTGATATAGTCCCTATCTCTTTGTTCTGTTTCCTTTTCTTAAAAATATCGAATATGCCCATTGCTTAGTCAACTTTGCGTGTCGAATTCGACAAATATGTATTGTTTGTAAATAATCCCGGATACAGTTCTTCTGCCAAAAATGCCATGACCTTTTTAAGCTCTTTTTTATCTTCGGGAATCTTCACTTTGCTCCCATCTTCGGTAAACGCTATATCAACATTAACTTTAGTAGCATTAGTACGGATTTTCCCAACATCGTTTAGTGTTCCCAAATCAATAATCTTGGCAATTTTCTTTCGCATACTTATCCCTGCAACAGAACGCGCGAATGTATCGGAATCATCAATTTCAAAAGCAGGGTTATTCGAAAACTGATCGACTTCACTTTGAGATGCAGTGCGATAATACTCGCTTAAATCAAACACGCCGTTTGCATCATTATACTTCTCGAAAATCAAGCCACCGCCAATAAAAACACAGTCTACTGTTTCACCGATGTTAATGGAAAAGCCTCGTCTTTCTTCTACAAACATATCCTGTTGGAAAAGCAGATTGAATCCCTTCGGCTTTACCATTACTTGTCTCTGTGTAAAACGCTGCCCTGCCAAGTAGTACCCTTGTTCATCCTTTGCGCCAATTACAATCGCTCGAATCTCATACCCTTCTTCAGTTTTGCCTTTTTCATCTATAGGGGTATAGTTTTCAACAACATCTGGGGTATCAATGGCATCTTGGAGTTCCTGAGGAATGACAAATGTTCGGATTATAAAATTCTCTTCGCGGGCGGTTACAGAATAATTGTTTTCAAATGGGACGGGTTCTCTCTCTTCCCCGTTATCATTTTGCATCAACGAATTAATTCCATTGTTGAAGAGCTCTATAAACAAGTGCTTGGCTGAAGCACTCGTCTTAAGCTTGTATACTTTGTTTTTTCTTCCTTTTTTTGCCCAAACGAAAATTTCATCGGTTTCGGTAAACATTGTTACACCTCCATATATATTTCATCAAAAAGTTCTATCACTGCGCCAACTTCTTTTGGATTAAAGCGTTTTTGATTCGACAATAATGTATATGTCATTCCACTCTCAGCTTGAATACTATAATACCTATATCCCAAAAAATACACGATTGGATTTACAAAAATTGCTTTTGTCCAAAGAAGCATTATGATTATTATAACAATCATTGCCCCCAAAACCCATATATTCACGTCTGCAATTGATAATGTAACTACTGGCAATAGATATGCGATAACACT